CCACAATCTCAAGCAAACAATGAAGCTAGACAAAACCAAATAATTTTTTCAGGAACAATTTCTACAACTCATATTGTACAATTCCCTGCTGTACAAAAAACTTACGGACTTTATAACAACATTTCAGGTGGCGCTGATGTAACTGCAAGATTGGGCGCTACTGGAAACACAGTTACAATAACAAATGGTAAATATAGATTAGTTTCTACTGACGGAACTGACTGGTATGATATTTTTACACTCGCTGGTTTAGGTGAGGCATGGATAGAAAAAAGTGGAAACTATACAGCGTCAGATGGTGATAATATTTTTGTTGATACGTCTGGAACTGCTGTAACAATTACTTTACCTGCCTCTCCTTCTATTGGAAACCAAGTTAAAATAATTGACTCACATGGTACATCAGGTACTAATAATATTACTGTTGCGAGAAATGGCTCAAAAATTCAAGGAGCTACATCAGATTTAACAATTTCAACTAACCGTGCTGCCATAGCGTTGGTGTTCTATGATAGTGACAACGGTTGGTTATTAAAGTATAACGATTAAACATGGCTAACTTACAAGATATAACAAATAGAAGTGAAGTAGGAACAATTAAACCTTGGGGTAAAGCTACGGCTCCTGATGGCTACCTACTGTGTGATGGTTCAGCTGTATCAAGAACTACGTACGCAGATTTATTTGCTGTCGTTGGAACTACTTATGGAGCAGGTGATAGCTCAACCACATTTAATGTTCCAGATCTTCAAGGTAAGTTTCCACAAGGTAAAAGTGGTACAACTAACTTAGCAACAACTGGTGGTGCTAATACAGTTACTGTAGCGGTTACTAACAACCAAGCAGCTACAAATGCTACAAACCAATCTGTTACTGTCACTGGTAGTATTTCAAACACATCTTTGACAACAGCTCAATTAGCTTCACATTGTCATAATGCTACTTGTTGGACTGGATCACCTGGTGGAAGCACAAAAGTTATTGATAGAAACTTTAACCAAGTTGTAAACGCTGCATCAGGTTTTGGTAGTTGGTTTAGTAATACCAACACGGGATCTGGTACAGGTCACAATCACTCTCATACTTTATCTGGAACTTTAACGGGTAATATTACTACAAGTTTAACAGGAGATGTGACAGCTTCGGGCACAAATTCGTTTTCACCTTTTGTCATAGTGCAATACATAATTAAACATTAGGAGGTATAAATGGCAGCATCACAATTTGTTATATTACGCGGAGATCAGATTTTTATAGATGATAATGAAAGATTAGAATGGGCAGACAAGGGCAACAAATGGCAAGACTCATGGGTTCCAAATACTATCCATGCTGTAATTTGGAATAATCTTGTAGGTCAAAACGAAATACAAAATATTGATCCTTCCACAGGCATGATGAGTGGTAACGTAGATTTAAATTCTACAAGTGATGCAGTTGGGTCCACCACTGTTGCAGACATTCTTTCATGGATTGATGTTAGAATGGCTGAAATAAAGTCTGCTAAATTAGATTATTCAAATGCACTTGAAAATGCTCAAACACAATGGGTAAATGACGGCAACGATGTAAATGATTTTAACGAAGGAAATTCAGCAACATCTTCTTATTTTGATTGGTCAAAAACTTGGGTGGATTACGACGAAAATTATTCGTAGTTACTTAAAACTTTTTTTACTCCAAAACATTTTTTTATATTTATCTATCCATTGACTTTGTAAAAGATTTATAACTTTACCATGCAATTTTTCTTTGTAAAAACCTGACCACATCTTCCACGACTCACGTTTAAATGGTATTACTTGAACCATTGGCTCACCTTTTTTTATTATAAATTGCTCATCTCTTTTCAACAAAATAAAAGGAAAATTAATTGCATTTATATATGTATCCGTGTCAACCACTCCCGCTATAATATCAAAGCGAGTTTCTAATCTGTTCATAGGCTTTACAAATAAACAACTGTAACCTGGAGGAGTTTTTATTAACCATTTATTCATAAATTTACCCGCATTCTCACCTGTTGTTTTTCTCCACTCATCAGGTAGTTGAGTGCGATTATGGAATCCAAAATCATTTTGTTCTTGATTAGCTGGAGTTACAGTAAAATCGTCTTCTATTGGATCAACTAAATAATCTTGGTCAAAAGGTATAATGTACCCCATTGTTAATGAATCTAAAAATGGCATACAAGTTTTCACTGTTGGTGCGTGATAATTGTTATTTTTAAATCTTTGTAATTTTTTGTACTCTTCAGGTATAAATCTTGAAGCTGCTTTAGGATGAGGCCAGACCTCCATCATATCTTTATTTGTTGCACAAAAAATAATTTTTTTGTCTAACATTATTTATCCTCTGCTATAAAATTAAAAGACATCGATCTTCTTATTTCACCAGGTTTTTTTGTTTTAAAAGGCATAACACAGTGTTGATGTGTTGCTTTGAAAATAAAAAAATCGCCTACTTTTGGTTTATACCATACAGTTCTTTCACCGTCAGGAGTTATGAAGCCAATATTACCGTCACGATATTTATGAGTGTGTTCGATTTTTTTTATGTTATTTTCAAATTCTGGTACTTTTAAAAAAACTACTGTTGAAAAGCCACTGCCTTCATTATGAGTGTGAGGTGGGTTATATTCACCTTCTTTCATATCATTTATCCATGACCCTATAATGGTTAAATTTTTAGGTTTATTTGTTAATAGTTCATATCTTATTGAATGATTAATATAATCATCCATAAATCTTACAAAAGAATTGTAGATTTTTAAAGATGGCAGCATGTTTGTTATTTCTAATTCACTTTCTATTCTACCAGCTAATCTATGACCTAAATTTTGTAGTTTTTCTTTTTCTTCTTCATATCTTTGATTTAATTCTTCAATCTCATCTACAGGTAATTTATATTTTTTTACTAATTTTGTGATGAAATATTCTACGTTGCCTTCAAAATCTTCAATCATTTGACTTACTCCATAAACTTAATGACGCTATTATTCGAGGTGTCATTGATATAGACCTATGCATTATTCCTGAAGGTATATATACCATATCTCCCCTTTCTATTGTTATTTCTAATAACTCTTTATTAAAAATAGTATACACGGTTTTCCCATGTAATCCTAATATAAAAACATCTTCTTTGTCGACATGCGGAACGCCTACATTAGACTCAAATGAAACAAAAAAATCCATTCTATCTTTTTGATGAAAAGAATATTGACCTAATTTCATAATTAAATCCTGCCATGACAGTAGAAGTTCATCGCAATTAGATACACCCATTATTTGCCATGTATCTGACAAAGAGGGTTGTAGACTTGGCTTATTAAAAAATCTTGAATCTAATTGGTTACTGTTAAGTGTTTTTGATAAATAATTGAAATCGTATTCTTTCTCTAAATTGTAAAAATTTTTAATGCACGTCAATTTTCTATTAACAATACTAACTGATTCTTTATGATTTATCACAACTCATCTATATTTTTAATTATTACATGAGGACTAATTTCAACACAATATGGATGAGAAGACTTAAGATTTATGTTGTTTTCATATCCAAAACGTAATGGATCTGTTGTGCCCCATAACACTATGCCTTTTTTATTTATATTTATGTTAGAGCATATGTGCTGTAGTGAACTGTCTATTGTTATAAAAAAATCACAATGTTTAGACAAAATTATAAAATCTTCTCTGTTTTTAAATAAAGGAGATCCTCCCTTATCTTTAAAAACTGTTTCACCATCGTATTCTGGTTTTTCGTTGTCATGTCCAAAAACTAACAAATGATGTTCAGGATATTTACCTTTTAATAAATAAATTAATTCTTGACCATATTTGTAATTTCTACCTAAATTATTATTATCATATCTATCAGTTATAATTCCCTGTCCACCAGTGAACTGTAATAATATAATTTTTTTTAATTTTTTAATGTGAGGCAACAATATTTTTTCTCTATCAATGTTGGTAAAAAAATTTGGTCTTTTTTCTTGCAATTTTAAATTATATAATTTTGCCCACTCATCTATAACGTGAGTTTTACCTTTTAAAAAATTACTTCTGTAAGGATCTTCAAAATAAATATTATGGTATTTATCGTAATAGTTAAAGTACGCGTCAAATATAATTTCGTTTTTATAATCTCTCGAATCTGCAACCAATGGATGATTATTAAACAGTTCTGGATAAGATGAATTGATTACCAATTTATTTTTGTCTCTATTGTATAAACCTTCAATTAAAGATGTAAATTGTAAGTGTTTACCTACTCCTCCTTCAACCACGTACAAATTAGGTTTATCCATGCACTATCTCTCTTGCAATGTGATTTAATATGTTTGGTTTATAAAAATCTTCCTTATTAATTTTTTTAGTATGTTTTACTATATCAAATAAAATATTGTATGTTACTGACCCAAAAGGCGTGCAATATATTGGTGACTCACAAACAAATAAATAATCAAAACTTTTAAAATCAACATCGTTAATACTATACGTCATATTTATCAAATCATCTGGCGATGTTTTAATTGAATCATAATTACAAAGCCAATATGCATTTTGTATAAAATTTGGGTATTTTAAATAATGCCCCAACCATGAAGATGATTTGAAAGCATCTTCTCTATATTCTTTATAGTAAATGTCGTGATGATGATCAATGTTAACTATATCTATACTTTCTTTATTTAACAATAAAGGCTGTAAAATGTAATGTATGTTTGCGTGAATTTGTGAAAAATTGATATTTTTTATTTCGATATTTTCTATGTGTTTTAAAAAAAAATTAACGATCTCAACACTTTTTTCTGGAGTTGTTATATAGTCACAATCTATAGACAGTATACTTTTAATTTCTTTCATTTAACCTTATCCAATATTGAATACTAAATCTTTGTTCTAAAAACGGAACGTCTTTATTATCTTTTGATTTTATAGGTGTGATACTGTGATCAACCCAAGACGGAAATACAACCATACAATTATCTCTATTTTCAAGTTCTATTATTTGACCATTATCCATAAACAACATATCACCACCCGATAAGCTATCACCTTTATTAAGAACTAAATTAAATGTAAATATTGTTCCGTCTGTAGTATCTTTATGCCAATTATAATACCCACCATTGTTATAACAGATGTTGTGTATGCTATAAGATATAGGTCTGGTTATAAGATCAAACATTTTCATATTTTCTTGCATAGCAAAATTCAATATACCTTGATGAAAAAACCAATCTTTTAAAGATAGTATTGGTGTTATTTTCATTTCTTTTATTTCTTCTCTATCATACCAAAAACCAAATCCTCCACAGTTTTGATTTAAAAATTGTTGGTGAGGATTTTCATTATGAGTATCATTCCAAACCTCTGTTTGAAATTTTTTTCTGTTTTCTAATATGTCGATATAAATCTCATCATATTTGTGCTGTGGTAAAAAATTATCACAATATATGATATGCTCTGATAGTCTTTTAAGTCTCATTCTTTTTACGTTATTTATACCATAAAATGTTTGTCAACAAAATATTTTCAAATAATTCTGTTGCGAACAACAAAAATATGCTTACATTAGGTTCTCACCAAAATTAACAATCATAGGAGAAGATATGGAAAATGAAGACATAAATAAAGCCATTGCCTACCTTGCAGATAAGGTGAGCAAATATCATGAAAGACTGTTAGCCGTTGAAAGAGATATGCAACGTCATCTTAAAGAGTGTAATCATCACAGTCATGACTCAGATCCAACTTGTCCAATATGTGAAGGACAAGGTTGTGAGTGTCAACAATCCTAAGACTTTGGAGTTTCGCCTAACATATCTTTTAATGATGGAGCAAATACTTTAACATCTCGTCTGATTTTTTCAGCAGTTGTTGAAGTGTTTGGATCATCTATGTCAGCTTGCATAGCTTCTTCAGATTCATACTCTTGACCTGTATCTACGTTTGTAAGCGTTGTTTCAGTCTTTACTTTATAATGTGGAATCTTTCTTCCATCCTCAGTAGTAATGTGACCAAGTAATTCAGCTGGTTCAACTATCGGCATTTTCCCTCCAATTAATGTTAAAACTTAAAATAACTCTATCTTCTTTAGAACTATTTATTTGTACCTCATGTTGTAACCATGATGGGAAAAAAATCAATGAATTTTCTTTGGGCTCCCAAGTTACGCTGTGTGCTAGGTGTATAGAGGCTTCTTTTTTCTTTGGGGGTGATAACACCTCCGCCTGTGGTTTAGGCTCTAGAAA